GATGTAGATGCTTCTACTGCAATTGCTTTCTTGGCTTCTAAAATGGACCAATATAAAAAACAAAAATTGATTGCTGCTTCTGACGACGCTCCTTTGGGATTCAAAAATGCTAAAGTTAAGATTTCAGGTCCAATCATGGAAGTGAAAGTTGAAATCAAGCTTGCTACTGCTATACTCTTCATTCCTATAAATATCGATATCTCACAAGTACAAAGTGCTGCTTAATGATCATTTATAAAATTACAAACCTTATTAATAAAAAAATCTATATCGGGCAAACAAAACAGTCTGCCCGATTAAGATGGAATGTTCACAAGACTTGTGGTTTATCAGCCATTGGCTGTGCTATAAAAAAATATGGAGTTGATAATTTTATCTTTGAAATTGTAGATTCCGCTAAAGATTTTGAAGAATTAAACAAAAAAGAAATTGACTGGATTGCAAAAGAAAATTGTATTGCTCCATTTGGTTATAATTTAGAATCAGGTGGCCTTAATAAAGGTATTATCTCTCATCAAACAAAAAAGAAAATGAGAATGGCAAAGTTGGGTAAAACAACTTCAGAAAAACAGAAGAAAAAAGTATCAGAAATCATGAGTCGATTTAACAAATCGTTACATGGTCAAACAAAAAAGAACAATGAAACAATTAAAAAAGCTTCAATGGGAAGAAGTAAGGGTGTTTATGTTACTCCAATGGGTAATTTTTATAGCTCTTATGATGCTGCTGAAGCAAATAAATGTTCGCAACCTACTGTATTCAATAGGTGTTATAAAAAAATTAAAAATTGGGATTTTCAACCCAAAGTGTTTCTGAAAGAGGAGAATTAATATGGCTAAGGCTAAAGTTTTTACAGGCAGCAGGGCCAAGGTGTATTGCGACAACGTCCTTGTCGGTATCTTTGACAGCTGTTCATACGCGGTAAACATCGGAGCTGAAGCAATCCATATTCTGGGTCGCTACAGCCCTGCTGAAATCACACAAACATCTTACGAAGCTGTAACAGTTAACTGTTCTGGCTTCCGAATTATCGGTAATGGTGGACACGTTCTACCTAAAGTACCTAAGTTGCAAGATTTGTTAAATCTTGAAACAATCACACTAGCAATGCTTGATCGTCAAGATCAATCAAACACTCCAGTGATGATTGTTCAGAACTGCATTCCAATTAACTACTCAACTGGTGCAAATGGAAAAGCTACTTCAAGAATTCAAATCACATACATGGGAACGCACGCTTCTGATGAGTCTGGTGCTCAAGATGAAGGTGGAGCGGTTAATCTTCCGTAATCGCTAGATAAGGTGGTCCTGTATGCCAAATACAGAAGAATTAAGATATATTCGCGAACTTCTTAAAGAGGTTCGCGATGATCAAAAAAGACACGGAAATGAATTAGCTAAACAAAGTGTTTATTTAGAACAAATGGACATGGATGTAAAAGAGCTAAAAACTACCGTGAGTATCAATACAAAAGATATTGCACATCATATTAAAAGAACTGATGATTTACAAGATTTATATCAATCATACGTGACTAAAATTGATCAGTCACATGAAAGATTAAATAAACTTGAAGAACCGGTGAAAGCTAAGGCATGGGTCAAGGCTCATTTGGTTTCAATCATTTCTGTGCTTACAGCTATCGCTAGTATCGTGGCGCTGGTACTTGAACACACAAGCAAGTAACTAAAGACGATTAACGCAGCCGAAGGGTCGGCTGTTAGAGGTTTGGAAATGGCTAATGAAAGATTATGGGATTCCATAGGCCCTATTGCATTTACTGCTAATGGTGGTCAAGATGGTGTCGTTACACTTATATCTACATCTGGATTGCGTGTAAAACAGCAAGTTAAGATCTATTCTGCCGCAAAACAACCCCTTGCTGATAAATTAGAAATCAAAAAAATTCTAACGCCTACCAAAGCCATCGTCGGCAAAATTGTGTCGACCGGTGAGTTTATGAACAGGGTTAATCTGTCAGACTATCTACTTGCTGACAGCGCGTCTCTTACGGTTATTGCCGATCAAGAGAGAAAATCACCACGACCAGAAGACATTCTTAAGGCTATTTACGAACAAGAGCCTGTTGTTGCCATTCGCACCTTTGGTGTCGATGAATTTGGTAATCCATGGACCAATGAAAATCCATTGCCAACTACAGCCACAATTTCTGGTGATGTAACCATTGGAACTGATGGTTACAACCAAACGTCTCCAGACTCAATGAATGTTACAGGATCTGAAAACGGTGCTGAAAACGGAATTAAACATTCTTTAAGAGTAGATAGTGACCTTGATTTAAGGGTCGGCATAAGCAATGGAAACAATAAGGCTGGTGTAAATATATCTGGTGAATTGTCCGTTATCGATTCTGCTGCCAGAACGTCTTTACAAAATATTCTAAATGCTTTGTTGTCGGGAACACTCTCTGTTTCTGATGCAAACGCCCACGCCCTGTTAACAACGGTTATTGCTGGTCTTGTTTCGATTGATGCAGGCATTCCAGCATCACTTGGTCAACAAACTCAAGCAGCATCAATGCCTGTAACCATTGCAAGCGATCAAACACCCATTCCAATTAGTGGTGAAATCACAGCAGTTCTTGAAGACGAACCAATTAGGGTCTCTGGAACTGAAAATGGCCAACCAAACGGAACAGAATTCACTTTTGTAAACAACTTAAGGTTGCAAATTTTGGCAGCTAAAGATCGAGATCAAGAAATTGCGTATGCTGATTTTGGAAATAAGAATCAAAGAGTTACACAAATAGATTATACCGCACCAAGCATAGGCACTGGTCCAGGATTTACGGCTAGAAAAACTTTAACATATACTCTCGTCGGCAACCTATATCGACGTGACAACATTACATGGTCTATAGTTTAAGGAGATCAAATGAAATACATTAAGGCTGATTTACTTGCAGACGTGGTTGGTGTATACGACCAAACCAAAACAACTCGTCAGGGTAGAGCCAATACAAAAACAGTAAACTCCCAAACTGTTATTGGACCACCACTAAATAGATTTATTGATGTATTCAACGATACAGCACCTACTTCACAGGTAACTCCTATTTTGTCATTTCTGTCTTCAAACGGAAGGACTTTTTCAATAGGAGCAGAGGCAGGCGGTATTATTCCAATTAGCTTGCACTCAGTTAACTTAACAACTGGTGTGTCTGCATTTGTTGGAACAATCAGAGTTGCCGTAGCAGATCTTGCAGCGACAACACATACTCTTAGAAGTCTTAAGGTTATAGACACAGGTGTAACTGGTTGGAGAATCTTTATTACAACTTCCGGTTCTGTTGCAATCAACGGTGGTCTGTATTGCGTTAACAACGTGGATTTAGCCGATTTCTTAGCTGTAGGTCCAGGAACGCTATTTCCATCAGCAACAGGCTCAAATCAAAAAGCAACTTATTTTCTACAAGACCCATCAAACATTGGTGTTGGTCAACTAAACATTGCTTCTGTTGGCTCTATGCTTGATGTAGCAAACAATAGAATTTATGTTCATAATGGTGTGTCTGCAACTCACCAATATTATGTGTACAGTACAAATGCAACCCTAAACTGTCCTTTATCTGTGGGATTAACCATTGATGCAACAACAGACAGGGTCACACATACCGCACATGGATATGTAGACAACACACCTATTTTTGTAACCAATCTTTCTGGTGGTGCCGGATTAACAAACAACACTGTTTATTTCGTAAGAAACTCGACAGTAAACGATTATCAGCTGTCGACTACAACTGGTGGTGCTGCTATCAATATCACAACAAATGGAACGGCAGATATTTGTCGTGCATTTGGAACAACTGGAGATGCCTGGGTTCACAAGACTGGTAACTTACCTGCCTTAGCCGGTACCCTCGTTGGTCTTGACTCAGAGGACTATGCGTTGCCAGGACACACCGCAAATTCTGGTTTTCCCTGTGTTTTCTTATGCACAACAACAAATTTATATTTGGGTAGGATTTCAGATTTAACATCTGGTGCCGTTACATGGCCATCACTGGTAACGTCCAACATTTTAGGAACTGTCAATCAAATTACAGCGCCCACAGTTGCCCAGGCTACATGGAGCAATATTTTAGACAGAGCTGTTTATTTGACAAATACCAATATTTTGGTCATGAAACAAGTTGTCAACAATAGTATTGATAAAATTTTTGGTAGAAACAGCAATATTTATAGAGAAGCTGTACCAAGTGCTGATACTCAGAGTGTTGGTGCAATTACAATCACAGCCTTGGACATCGAGGATGGCTGGCTTCTGTTGACCGGCGGTACTGTTGGTCAGCGTGGAAATATTATTGCAGATCTAAGATCCGATGCGAGTTTTGACTACTCCTATGTGGTAACAAAAGTTCTTGACGTTCAACTTCCAACTTTCAAATTTTTATCTTCTTGGAGAGAGCTTGCAAACGAAAGCAGTGCTTTAAAATTATACTATCGAACAAGTGGCTTTGGTTCTATTTCCGGCGGTTGGACTCAGATAACAATGGCAGCAGACCTATCGTCTATTCCATCAGCATCACAAATTCAATTTAAAGTCGCTTTTGACACCCTTACCCTTGGTGCATCAATTCATGCTCAATTGCGAGAACTATTCCTTGGCTACGAAACAAATGTAGGAATTTCAGACAACTGGGAATTTAGTGATGATTTTTCTGACAACAATGTTCCTTCAAGATCTGCGTTTAGATTGAAGAAAGCCTATGCGTCTTCAGTTCCACAATTGTATTATAGAGCGTATGATCTATCTGATGCATTGGTTGTAAATCACAATACTGTGGCAAACGCTGCAAATTTTGAATATTCAACAGATAATGGAATGTCTTGGAATCCATTGGGCACTATCCCAAACACTGTTGGCACTCTCATTAGATACACCTTTACATCTCCTCCTGGGGTTGACGTTCGACCAGGGCTTAAGGAAAGCTAATGGCAAACTTTTTAGTCAATAACAATTTTTACCAAGGCACAAGTCAAGCCTGCATAGTGGATTTAACTCCACCGACTTTTGCAGGTATAAACTTTCTAGATGTAGAATCTAGAGGTCAAATCCGTGCTGGATGGTCTACTGCAACTGATGGTACACCACCAGTCAGGTATGAAATCTACATAAAAGCATCAACTGCAACAGGTTTGTTTAATACAACAAACATCATAGCAGTTACGCCAAATTTGCAATACGATATCTTTACTCTTCCAGATGGATCTTTTTTAATTAATGGAACGACTTATTATGTGGGAGTCAGAGCAATAGACGGAGTGAATAATAGAGATAGTAATCTTGTTTCTATGAGTGTTATTTCTACAGGAGTTTTGACTTCTATCGACGTTTACGAAACTCACGCATCTTGGTCCGTGGACAATTCCAATCAGTTTAGAATTACTCTTTGGGCTGATAAGAATGAAAGCATAGCTTTAGCTCCCAATGGAGTTCTGGGTACAGCTGCCTATCAAGTTTACGATAAAGCTGGAAATGCAGTTGTTGGAATGAGTGGTTCTGGTATTTCTGCAAATGGCCAGGGACTATACATAGCCTCTCCCGTTGCGAATCTCTTAGTTGAAGACGCTGAACACTATACAGTTAAAGTGACAGTCAGTGTTGACGGTGAAAACAGAGTCAATATGATTCCGTTAATGGACGAAAGACCAGACTATAAAATTGGAAGCTTATTTTTTGTAAATAACCAAAATCAATTTGATGGCACTTTTTGGGTTTCGAAAAATGAAGTCATCAAGACTTCTAATTTAGGCACAGCCTCATACCAAGTTTACGATCACGAAGGCAACGTGGTTGTTGGAATGAGCGGTTCTGGTATTACTCCAGATGTTAACGGTGTCTACAAACTTACAGCCATCAGTTCTTTGTTGGGTGATGACTACCCAGGTTTTTCTGTAAAGGTTACTCTAACCGTGGACGGAATTGTTCGATCACAGATGTTTTCTTCTGTTGCAGAAACTATTCATTATAAACCAAAGGCTCAGTTTTCTATAAACGCTTCTAATCAATTAAGAGCTACCTTTTGGCTTGAATACGATTCCAATGTAGAAATAACAGGACTTGGTGTTGCGAATTACACGGTATACGACGCAAGTGGAACTACCGTGGCTGGCTTGACACAATCTGGAATCGCTGCAGATGTAAATGGAAGATTTCATATCACTCCTGTGAGTGCCGTGTTACTTACAGATTTAACACACTACTCCGTAAAAATTGGCATCGTTTCTCATGGGATTGAAAGAGTTGCTTACAAAGGGTTTACTTTACTAGGCACATAATGGCAATAGATAGAAAATGGGTAGCTCAAGACAATAGTGAAGAAAATCAATGGTTGAAAATAGACCATTCGAGTCGCTTTATTGTCAATCATTCACCAGAATGGCAGCCCATTTTCAATGCAAATTCCACATTGAACAATAGCAGTCAGGTTTTAAAACTTGCCGCACAATTGGATACGAATTCTTTAGATAAAATTAGAATTATAGGTTATTTGTATAATCCTACCCATGGAAGTATAGACAATGCTGCCTCGGTCACATTTAACATTTACAGAGTCACGGACATTACAACTCCAAAGTGGAATGATGAGTTAATCACCACTCTCAGCGGTGACCTTCAATCAAATAGTTATTATTTTAAAGACATAGATATTTCAGCATTAACAGGCACTTCCCTGGACGGCGACACAACGCTAATGATCGAAGGTGTTTCTGTCAGATTAGGTATTACTTATAGAGATAGAATTTATGTCAACCATCTTGGGGTGTATGACAGCGTTCTAAGATTACGAAGAGATGTTGAATTTTTAGATATTACAAAACAGGATGAATAAATGAGAAAATATGCCTTGGTAAACAATGGGGTGGTGACTGGAATAATTGACATTGACCCTGAAGACTATTCCCTGTACATCAAAAATAACAACATGATTATTGACATCACTGATTTACTACCTCAGCCACAGTTAAATTGGGTGTTAATTGGAAATGCGCTAGAATTTCCATCTGGTATAAGCGATAGAGAAAAGATGGAAATAGAGCTGAATGATAAAAAATGCAAGTTTGGTGTGAAACTTTCCAGAGATGCTGTTAATAGAATTGGTGCAAGAAACAAAATTCTAAACAAAAGTGGATCACAGGTTATTGTTTTGTTAACCCAATTGCTTGGTGTCAAGTCTCTCTTGGAAACCGGTGCATTGGGAACAGCAAGGTCTAGTTGCATACAGTTAAAAATGGTATACACTGAATATTCAGATATTTTTGACCATGTAATATCAGAGATAAATGTCTTTGAAGCTAACAACGGACTTTAACATGAAAGTTAAAATCTCTTATTTGTTTTCAAGAAATAAAAAAGTCGGATCAAAAGTTATTGCGTGGGCTAGTGGTTTACTTATTCAAGATTTGGAAAAAATACCATCGCACATGGCAGTATTGGTAGAGTATGAAGATTTTGATGCGCCTTTTGTTATAGAGTCTGTTCTTGAGTCTGGTGTTCGCTTGGTTCCGTACAAGAAATGGAAAGAGATCAACGAAGAGTGTTACAAGATTTCATCTAAAAAAACCATTGAATTTACAGAAATAGCCAAGATCACCGATGAGTATTGGGGGAAAAAATATGATTGGGGTGGAATACTTTATTTTGGGTGGAGATTTTTATTGCATTTTCTATTTAAATTGCCATTTCCCAAAGAAAACGCATGGCAGTCAGATTCTAGATATTTTTGTAACGAACTTGCCGGAGAAATCGCTGGCTATCATAAGTACAACATGGTAACGCCAGCAAAAATGTGTTCTGATTTTTTAAAAATGTAAATCAGCGATCTGCTCCATAAATTTGTTTAGCTGCATAACCTGCAGCAAATACTGTTAAAACTCCTAAACCAAAGTAAATCCATTTCTGTGTATTCGCAGCAGACTCAACTTTGTTAAGTCTATCTTCCATCTTGACAGCTGTGGCTTGCCACAACTCAGCTCTTTGATCAGCTTTGGTTAGAGCCAAATCTTTTAGATCAATTGTCTTACGTAACTCGGTTACTTCAATCTTATAATCATCGACATCTTTAACCAATAAACCAACGCGACCATGGCATTCGTTGGTGTATAAATAGCCAGTCTCGGTCTTTGTTACGCCCGTGGCCCATTTACATTCGGCCATGGCAATATTGCTAAACATACTAAATGCTATAATTAAACTTACTAACTTTTTCATGTTCGATTCTTTCCTTGTAATTCAATTCGTTTTATATATTCAATAAATGCTTCATATGTAAGATCACTTTTAGCTCTATTACAAATAAAACAGCACGGGACCACATTCGATGGTTCATATCCAATAAGATTATTAATTCTATCTAATCCGTTGTATTGATACTTTCCATATTCTTGAGCTTCTTCGGTAATACCTGCACATCTATTCCTTTGAACTTTAGCAGGAATCGAATTACAGTAATGGCAATTTTTCTTAGTGATAGCACTAAATTCATCAATAGATAGATTAAAACTATGAGAGCGATCTTTAGCACCACGTTGATATTGTTTGTAAATCCTATTCAAGGAACTTAAACCCTTAGGAATCTTTCGATGTCTTAAACATCCACAACTTTTTGTATGTCCTTTACGCAAACTTACACCTGTGACAATAGTGACATTACCACAAGAGCAGTTACATTTCCAAAACGCTGCTTTATTTTTGATATGACTAAATTCTACTACCTGTAGATTACCGAATATTAAGTTAGTCAAGTCTATAAAATTATACGCTCTTGTTTTCATTTTTTTACTCAATCTTCATTATTGTCATATTTAATGTAAACAGGGCCATTTTTCTTAATCTTCTCAATTTCATTAGAAATTTCTTGTATATTAACGGGTCTAAAATTTCTCGCATCAACACCGACGTGTATAGCTCTTCCATTGACCTGGTGTTTGCTGTGAGTGTGACCATGAATTAAGAATTGACCACGATCTACCGGGCGTTTGTGGTGGTATTTCTCCAAAAAGATAGGCTTGAGATCAACACCAAGCCATTTAAGTGCATTTCTTACTTCACGCTTAAACTTTACCCACTGATAAAGCATTGGTTTCATTCTAAAAGGATAGTGTGAAATTTGAACTTTTTCACCAGCAATGGTCATAATCATTTCATCCACACAGATTTCAAAACCTGCATTCATCATGATACGAGCTTCAAAGTCATGGTTGCCTTTAACCAAGACCTTACGACCATTCATACGACTGAGAGTTTCCTTCATTTGTTCTTTCGTATGATAGAAGAAAATATCACCGACAAAAATAGCCAAATCGTCTTTACGAACAAGCTTATTCCAATCTTCAATAAATTTTTCTTTAAAAATATCAACATTTTCAAATGGACGATTACAATACTCAATACAATTCTGATGTCCAAAATGAATATCAGAAACGAACCAAGTAGTCCAATGTTTTGGTGGTTTAAACCATTGATTATTCTTCGACATTAGTGTATTACCTTAATAATTAAAGGCTCTTCAGGGTCGAGTCTTACAATATGCAAAGTAACAAAGTCTGGATTGTCACCAGCATTACCCTTCAATTCATCTTGTACAACATCCCAAGACTCTACCTTACTTACCAAATCTCTTAATTCTTTTAGTGTTAATGTTAATCTATTGTTCATTAGTCATTTCTCTTTTTATTCCAGTCCATATCAACAGCGCCTTCTTCAGCACGATTCTCGCGTCGTTGTGCAGCCTTATCAGCTTCAGCAAGTGAAGTGTCAGCTGCTTTCTTTAATGCGTCTTCTTCAGCCGAGAGTTTTTTATCTTGTTCCTTGGCTTTTTCCATTTCCTTGTGAGCTGCGTTTACTTGAAACATCATATACAACTTTAATCCAATAATTGCAATGGCAATTGGAAATAAAACCACACCAATGATGATCGTAGCTGTCCTGTGGTTTTGCCACATGTTGTCAATAAAACTCATAGTTTTCCTCCGGTATTACGATTGTGCCATTCGTTTACGAACATTGATCGTAACATTGTACCTGTTGTATGAACCTCTTTAATGGTCAAGATACTAACATTGGGACCAAACTTCTGCTTGCACCAAGCTACGATGTTTGGGTCTTCTTTAAATGTCTGAGATGTTTTGAAGTCAGCATCAGCTTTTTTTAAGGCCGGAACATAGGCACGTTGAATTGCATCGTCATAATCTGTTTCTGCAGTTTCTTTCCATCCTTTATGTCGACCATTGCCCTTCATACCCTCTTTAGTTACCAAGATATCAATAACTCTGCGTTTTAACATTTGAGCTTCATCTTGTGGGATATTCTCAAGAACCATAGCTGTAACTAAATTCTCAATATGCTTTCTTCGCTCACCATATTTATACTGCAATGAACGATCTTCTCGCACGTCTGCAGCCCATCTTTTAAAGATCGCATTAATATCATTTTCTGTTGTAGATTTCATCAGCCTTTTCCTTTGCTTTTCTTAATTTTGCTCTATCTTCATCTGTTAAAATATATGGCTCTTCTTGCTCTGGATTGTGTGTATCAAACCATTGAATGAACTGCTCCCGTTTAGCTAACAATGTGTTTTCACCCAAAGTTTTAGAAAGAGCGCCAAGATAATCTCTATCGATTAATTCATACAATCCATTTTTACCAGGAACTCCGTGAGTTTGTTGAACTGCCTTTCTTAAGCACGCCATAATCTTGTCTTCATACATAGCCTTCATGACTTTTTTATACATATCTGTATCACAAGTATTGGCTTTGATGTTTGGATCTTTTGCCATTAAATCGTTTAAATAAGCTTTGGAAATAATGAAAACATTGTGTCCATGGGTAAAAACAGCATTTAGGATAACTCCAATCCGTTCATAGATGGGGTCGCCTGATTGATAGAATGCCGTTAAAATCGTTCTAATGTCTTCATCCTTAAAGTCTTCAAGCTTGGAAACCTCGACCAAACGCGGGTTTTCTTCACGCTTTTCTAGACCCTGACGAATCTTATTTGCGATTTTATCGAACAATTTTTTGTTAATAAGGGGGTCAGACATTCATACTCCTGCAGTGTTATTATACCACAAAAATCATCATCCAGGATGACATCCCGTTAAAAATCCCGTGTTTCATCCCGTTATTCCTCCCGTGTTTTCATCCTGTGAATCATCCTGTTCTCGCAGGGAAAAAATCATCCCGTTACCCCCAAAAAACGTCATCCCGTTCGTCATCCTGTGATTCCTCCTACATATACATATACAATAAGCATAGTAGGCCGAGCCATTTTTTTCAAGAATTAAATTAAACTAGTATTTCCCTTGGTCCAAAAAATAAAAATTAATTATGAGGCCGCCTATACTTTAGTCTAGTATACTTTTTATAGACTTGTGGTAA